GGCTTTATTTGGAAGTAGAAGAGACGTCTTATTGATCAATAGTATCAACCGTGAGTTATTACCCGACATCATAACTCAGCAGGTAGGTTATTATAAAGTGACCTTAGGAGCTTCTACAACCAATATGTACGGAGAAGCCACTGACAAATTTTTTAGTGAACCAGCTTTATTAAACTGTCTAGTGACTAGAGGAGATCAAGCCTGGAGTACAGATAACTTCGGACCGGATATTAACAGAGCATTATCCTTTGCTTTTTTTCAACAAGACTTAAAAGACCTTGAATTAGTACCGGAAGTTGGAGATGTTATATTCTATTATGAAAACTACTATGAAGTAGACGGTACTGTAGAAAACCAATATTTTGTAGGAAAGATACCGGAATACTCGTATTCTGAAGGGTTAGATCAATATGGCTCATCAATTAGTATCGCTTGTTCAACTCACCTAGTACCTGCTGACAAACTAGGTATAACCAAAGAAAGAATGTAATGGCAGACAAGATTAGAAAACCAGTACCGAAGACGCAGAGAGAAATTTCAATCTCTCAACAAACCCCGCTGCTTGACAATCCAAACAATTCAGTTATCCCATTACCAGTATTTCAGAATCCAGAAAATCTTGCAACAGCTAAAAATTTCCGTGCAGAACAGATCTCAGTAAAAGGAGATACTACCAAAGAATACACTGTTGGTATTGGGGATATAGATGAGACTATTTCTTACTATTTTAATAACGTAATTAAACCTGAAGTATACCAGAACGGAACTACCGTCCCAGTACCAATCATCTACGGAAATCCCGAAAGATGGAAAGCAGTCCAGAAAGACGGCTACTACAGAGATAAAAATAGTAAGATTATGTGCCCTATCATTATGTTCAAGAGGGCATCGATGGAAAAAAAATATAATATAGGTAATAAACTAGATAGTAATAATCCCATTAACTATGCTGTTGCTGGAAAAGCCTATCAAAAAAACGATGCATATTCAAATTTTAACCTGTTAAATAATAGAAAACCCGTAACCGTTTACCAGGCAGTAGTTATCCCAGACTACGTCACTATATCCTATGAATGTATCATATGGACCTATTATATCGAACAAATGAATAAAATCGTTGAATCTATTAACTATTCATCAAATGCTTATTGGGGAGACCCTGATAGGTTTAAATTCCATGCTCGAATCGATACGTTTACGAATAACGAAACGCTAAGTCAAGGAGAAGAGCGGCTTATAAAGACTAATTTTAATATTACAATGCACGGGTATATCGTACCTAACGTTATTAATAAAGAATTAGTGGCTACCAAGAAGTTTTTCTCTAAAGGAAAAATGAATTTTACCACCGAAGCAGTTGGTAATATCAACGACATTTAATAACCTTTTGAAGGTCTATTTACTATTTATATTAGAACTATCTAACAAACTAAACTAAAATGGCAGAAACTTTATTATCACCCGGTGTTTTAGCGAGAGAGAACGACCAATCTTTTATAACAGCACAACCTATTGTTGTTGGCTCCGCCATCGTCGGCCCAACTGCGAAAGGACCTGTTAACATACCAACATTGGTTACATCTTTTAGCGACTACCAGAACAAATTTGGAGCTCAAGTAGCTTCAGGATCCAACTTCTACACCTACTTCACTTCTATCGCAGCTTACAACTACTTTCAAGAAGGTGGTGAGACTTTATTAGTAACTAGAGTAGCCTCCGGATCATTCACAGCCGCTTCTTCTTCTTTCGTATCTGCTTCCGGTTTCGCCGGCGGTAAGACGTTGTCTGTATTTGAAGTACAAACACCATCAGAAGGTACCTTAATGAACAGCTCAGGCCCTGTAGGAAGTAACGGAACATTGTTAAGCGGATCTTCAGATAACTTAAGATTTGAAATCACTAGCGCTTCAACATCATCAGGAACTTTTGCTCTACTAGTTAGAAGAGGGGACGATACTGAAACTAATAAAATTGTTTTAGAGACATGGACTAACCTATCTTTAGATCCTGTAGCTAGCAACTACATTTCAAGAGTTATTGGAGATCAAGTACAAACAGTACAAACAGATGCTGATGGAACTACCTACATACAAGTATCCGGATCTTACGCAAATAAGAGTAGATACATAACAGTTAAAGCAGTTAACTACCAGACCCCGAACTATTTTGATAACAACGGTCAACCAAAAGCTGCCTTCACCTCATCTATCCCAACAGCAACATCAGGAACTTTCGGAGGCGCTGTAGGAACACCTTTTACTAGCATGGCTGCTAATTTCTACGAAAATATTGGAAGTACAAACACACAAGGCTTAGTAGGAACAAACTACGATACAGCTCTTGCTCTACTTTCAAATCAGGATGAATATGCATATAGTTCTATAGCAGTACCCGGTATTTACGCAGCTGATTACTCAACACAAATAACTAAGCTGATCAACAACGCCGAAGAAAGAGGTGATAACATTGCAATTATTGATCTAGTAAAGTATGCACAAACTGTTACATCTACAACTAGCGCAGCTAGCAGTCAGAATACTTCTTATGCTGCTGCTTACTGGCCTTGGGTTCAAACACCTGATCCTTATAGCGGTAACATCGTATGGGTACCGGCATCAACCTTAATGCCTGCAGTGTATGCATTTAATGATAATGCTGCTGAGGCTTGGTTTGCACCTGCTGGTTTTAATAGAGGAGGTCTAGCTACTGCAGTAAGAGCAGAGAGAAGATTAACACAAGCTGAAAGAGATACTTTATATCAAGCAAAAGTTAACCCAATTGCTACTTTCCCTAACCAGGGTTTGGTAGTATTTGGACAAAAGACTTTACAGACTAAAGCATCTGCTTTAGATAGAGTAAACGTAAGAAGATTATTAATCACGTTAAAGAGCTTCATCTCTCAAATTGCTGATAACTTAGTATTTGAACAAAACAGTATTGCAACTAGAAATTCTTTCTTATCGCAAGTTAATCCATACTTAGCTTCTGTACAGCAGAGACAAGGTCTTTATGCTTTCAAAGTAATCATGGATGACTCAAATAATACTGCAGATGTAATTGATAGAAACCAGCTAGTAGGTCAGATTTATATACAACCAACTAAGACTGCTGAATTCATTTACTTAGACTTTAATATCTTACCAACAGGAGCTACTTTCCCAGCGTAATTCAACTTAACAGAGATTTATAATCAATAAAACATAAATAAAATGGCAGTATTAGATCCAAACGAAATATTTTTCACAGCCTTTGAACCCAAAGTAAAGAATAGATTCATCATGTATGTTGATGGTATTCCTTCTTACTTTATTAAAGGCATTGACGGTCTTACTTATTCCTCAGAAGAAATTACCCTAAATCACATTAATGTAATGCGGAAAGTTAAGGGTAGATCTAAATGGGAAGACGTTACTATGACTTTGTATGACCCCATTACTCCTTCTGGTGCTCAAGCCGTAATGGAGTGGGTACGTCTCCACCACGAATCAGTAACAGGTAGAGATGGTTATAGCGACTTCTACAAAAAAGATTTGACTATCGACATCCTAGGACCTGTAGGTGATATCGTTTCAGAATGGATCATCAAAGGAGCATTCATTAAAGAAGCTAAATTCTCCGATGTAAGCTGGGATGAAGATGCCGCCGCACAAGAAATTACAATTAGTATCGCAATGGATTACGCAGTATTGAACTTCTAATCAAAATTAAACTTAAAGAAAGAGCCCTCCTATTTATTAGAGAGGGCTTTTTTATTACATGAAACTCATAGATCTACTAAACGAACTAGTTATGCCACCGGCTTTAAAAGCCAAACAATACGAATTGGAGAAAGACGGCTATACAAAAATAGGAGGTGGAGATAATGGCATTGTAATGCAAAAAGGATCCGACGTAAAGAAGCTTACTACGGATGTTGATGAGCTAGAGCACGCTGAGAAACTGTTAAACCATTCCTTCTCATGCATTATCCCTATCTATAAAGTAGAAAGACTAGCAGGCGGCAGATCCGGTGTGATTGATATGACAGATGCCGAACAGCTAGCACATGAGGAAGCACAGGAAATCTCTATTAATGGAACCAAAGCAGAAGACTACCTAGTATACGACGAAGAATTAGACCCTAAATTATCAGATAAGTTAAAGCAATTCTTAGTTAGCCTTAAAGAAGCATTTAAACAAGCAGGCATTAACCCAGATGAAATCGATTGGTCACCTACAAACGTTATGAATCACAAAGGAAATTACGTTTTAGTTGACGTATAAACCTAATTCATATATATTTATAATAGAACAGTTATAACAAATAAGTATATGTCAGAATTTAAAATGCCAACAGAGACTATTGATTTACCATCAAAAGGTCTACTTTACCCAGAAGAAAATCCCTTATCTGCCGGAACAGTCGAAATTAAGTACATGACTGCAAAAGAGGAAGATATTCTAACCAATCAATCCTATATTAGAAAAGGAATTGTAGTAGATAAATTATTACAATCTTTAATTATTACAAAGATTAACTACGATGATTTAGTAGTTGGGGATAAAAATGCAATTTTAGTTGCAGCTCGTGTTTTAGGGTACGGTAAAGATTATGAATTCTCATACAACGGAACTAAACAAGTAGTTGATTTATCTACAGT